ATGAAAAAGAATTTGATTATCTCAAGTGTAGCTGCAATTGCAGCTTTAAACCCTGAAGGTTTTACCGTTAACGCTGCAACTCTGCAGCCTGTAACTACAGGCTATGCTGTAGCATTAAAGAAGACTCAAAACAGTTTCGGCGCTGAAGGTTTGGCAAAGGTTGCAAACGTGATCGATGAGCTCAAGGCTTTAGGTAATTTAAACGGCCGTACTTTAGCATTCGGCGGCTGGTATGATTCCGAAAGCGGTTTATATTATTATGATGCTACAGTTATTTTCACGGATCGCGCTGAAGCTATCGAGGCGGGCCGTGCAAATGAGCAGATAGCTATTTTTGATCTTGCAAACTTAGAAGAAATTAGATTGTAATACATAGAACACGGGGACCGCTCCGGCGGTCCTTATTATAGAAACTTTTTAAAATATAGAAATCATGAAAGAATTTTTTAAAATATTGGCAAATATGGAGATCACAAGTTTTATCTTGGTAATTATCCCCGTACCTTTTTTGGTAGGCGCTTTTTATACTGCTTATAACTTGGTATTTAACGAAGTGGCAAAGAAACAGGTAGCTATTGAAAATTTGTTATTATTAGGTATTATTGCTGTTTTGATGTATGTTATTTTTGGCATCATGTTTAAAATGGATTATAACGACGCAAAACGAGAATTAAACAAATAATATAAGTACAATTATATAGATTATAGAACATTTTAAAATTTAGAAAATTATGGCAACAAAAAGATATAATACAAAAACATTTGATTTTGTGGTAAACGGCGAACACGTTTATTTTACTTGTGATACGACCAAAACAAAAAACGTTTTCTGCCACCATGTTTTCGCAAGTGGAGGCGGCAAATATTACGAACATTCCCGCGTGTCTTACTTAAACCGTACCTGGGAAAGTTTCCAGTATGAAACGGCGCTTTTGCATGCTGTCGATAAATTCCCTAAAAGTATGCGTGAACCTTTACGCCTGGAGATCCAGGCCGTTGCACAAAACGAGCACGAGAAGGCGGAGGCGTTTTGCCAGGCGTTCGCGGCTAACTTTGCATCGTTGAGTACTGAACAAAAAAAATTTGTTCAGGATCACACTCCAGAAATAACCAACATAAACCAGGCTAAAACCGTTAACGCGACCGTTGCTGTGTTGGCTGCACTATAATATATTTTAAAGATTCCAGGGTGCAAAGGTTTGAGGCCTTGGCGGGGGATCATTCCCCCCGGTACCCCCTATTATAGAACATTTAAAATTTTTAGGTTATGGCAAAAAAGACTATAAAACAGCAGTACGAAGAGTTGGCAAAATTCGGCGAATGCTTCGAGCAAGAAGGTTATGGCGACTGGTCCCTGGTGATCGACGAAGACGGGGAACGCGCTTTATATAAGGTGTGTTATAACAACAAGGAGGAACTTTGCGCACGTTGGCAAAAAATAAAATATACGTGTCCGAAAAAAGAAGACAGTTGGCCACGTCCTTATATCACCATTAAGGGAATGCGCCATTATCTCGATAACTTCTACCGTTGTGCGTAAAATACCCCGGTTCCCTGGATATTCCAGGAAGCCCGAAAAATAACTACATTATAGAATCTTTAAAATATTAGGATCATGAATAATAGTATCAATATTTCACGCCGTACCAGTACGGCGGATCTGGTAAGCATTTTGTTTGCGGTGTGTGCCCTTCTTTTTGCGCGCCTGAACAAAAGTACCTTTGCGGCTATAAAAGCCGCCTGGCAGTGGCTTTTTAAGCCTGAAACTTACTTTGCAAGCGACGGCGAAGGCGCGACAGTTAACGGGCTGCAAATTATAAGTATTAATCTGGTTACCGCGGCGGTGTGCCTGTTGTTATCAATATCTTTATAAAGATATTCTTTTTCAAACTTCAAATATCAAGGTGCAAAGATTTTGAGATCTCCTGGCGGCTCGTGGACCGCCTGCACCTTCTAACAAGGTGATAAAAGCCGCTTTTATAGTGGGTGTAATATATCACCAGGAATTAATAAACATATATTATAGAACATTTTAAATTTTAGGAATTATGGAAGCAAAGATAAATTTTAAGAATTTGGCAAATGAGGACAAGGAGAAAATAATGAGCCGCTATAAGGAACTCCATGCAGACAAGGGCACCGTGTATGCCTGGCAGTTTGATACGAAAAATCCACCTTCAGCCCGTACCTTCAGCAGCGAGGAGAACGCGAAGGAGTACGAAGTATTGAAAAATGAACGTTTGCGCCGTTGGTTAGGTGATTACGTATCTAAAACTACCTATATTATAGGTACGGAAAAAGATTACCAGATGGCGGTGAAAAACTGGGAACGCGACCGCGCAAAGATGGAGGCTAAACAATACGCCGAACATGTTGCAAAGATAGTAGATACTTATCAGCAGCAAATAAAAGCCCTGGAGGCGTTAAAATCCGTTTGCCGTACCTTCGACGGCAAAGTGATAAATAAGCGCTTCAATGAGGCTGTAAAATCCGCCACGGGCTTAACCTGCTGTTTTGAGGATGGCTGCATGAGCTTACATAAATATAGCTGTGCTGGTCCTTATAAGGAAATCCACGTTTATCTCTATTATAGATGGTATCAGGAAATGGAGAATTTCTGGCAGTGGAAGCCAGGCGATCGCATGGAGGCGGAAAAGGCGGTATCTATTATAGATATAAAGATAAACGTCTTACAGAAGGAAATAAAACGCATTCAGGGTACCCGAAAGAACTATACAAAGTACGTGGCAAAGGTGCGCAAAGTAGAGAAGCTCATTGAGGAACTCAGCCGCGAGGATCCATATATTCGAGGCTTCGCGATGGATCACGACCTGCAGCAGTATCCTTCAGTTACCAGTATTTGGAAGTGTAGATAATATCGTGGAAAGCCCTGGGTATCACCCAGGGCACCCTTTATAGAACGTGTGAATTTTTACTTATTATAGAACGTTTTAAATATTGAGGATTTATGATAAACAAGAAATTTTATATTGATTATCTGAGCCAGCAGACGAAGGCAGACGGGCGACCATACGAAACGGCGCTAAGTGATTTTTGTGACTATCTGCTCGACCTGTTCAGTGTGGAGGCTTTTGACGGTACCCTGGACGGTTTTAAAAACTGGCAGCAGCAGCGCCTTCAGGCAAAACCAAAGTTTGGCGTTTTGGCTGTGGCTTGGTTGAATGATGTTGGCCAGGCAATGGACCGCGGCCAGTGGCTCGACGTTTTCGGTATGTTGTATGAGGATATGTATTTAACCGCTGGCAAGGCATCGAAAACGGGGCAATTTTTCACTCCTCAGAGTGTTTCTGATCTGATGAGTTCCATTATAGGCTCTGGCAAAAACGAAGCCACCAGCACGAAAATAGAAGGCACCACGGTGAATGATTGTGCAGCTGGCAGTGGCAGACTCCTCTTGGCTCATTTTATCGAGGCTATCAAACTGGACCATTCAGCCGGGCGACCATTTCAGTATATTGCTCAAGACTCAGATCCGCTGGTATGTAAAATGTGCGCACTTAACATGATGGTGCATGGTATGAATGGACGTGTAATTTGCCAAGATACCCTGGCAAAGAGTACACCATCTGCCGAGTACTTCATAAACGAAGTAAGATACCCTTTCAGTACGCCTTATTATAGCGTGCGTATCAAATCAGGGAATCCGGCAAAATAGGATTCCCTGGCAACAAAAAGAAACATATTATAGAACATTTAAATTTTTAAGGTTATGGAAAAGAAAAAGAAATTAGATGTATCAAACATCGATCTGGTAAGCTTCGAAGGCTTTTATCAGACTATCTGGGATTCTTCTTTTGAGGTATCAGATTACGAGTACCGGAACGAAGTTGTAGAGGATGAGGATTTCACCTTCAGTGAAGACAGCTACCAGAAGGCAGTTTGCGAGGCATACACCAAGCAGTGGGAACGCTGGCTCCAGCAGTATGTTTGCAAAGATATTAAATTATCCTTCGTAGGCGTGCAGCACCCACTGGCTTATAACTTCAGCACCGATGCTATCCAGGCGAAAATCGGGCTATCTAGCGAGGCAAAGAAGGCAATTATAGCAAAGGTAAGAAATCACCGTGAAGAGATAGCCGGCTGGATCAAGGAAAATCATTCTTCCAGCGATGGTTTCTGGTCCTTTCTGAGTAATGATATTAAAGACTGGAACCGTGCAGCCTTATTCAACCATACGAGCGACCGCCAGGAAGCCTATCTTGCCTACATGCTGTATTATATAGTGAAGGCAGAAATCGGGGCTAAGAACGGCGACGACCGCCTGGAGATGATGGCTTATTACAACATCTTCGAGCAGATGAGCATCACCGAGTTTATCACGTACCCTGGCAATAATAAGGCAGCCTGAGCGCTGCCCTATTATAGCCCATCGGAAAAATTAGAAATTACTCATTATAGAACAGATAGGAAATGAAGAAATCATCAGTTATATATAATTTCGCTATATCGCAGCAGCAGGGCAAAATCCTGCTGACTGCCCAGGAATATCCCTGGAGTGTGCTCCAGGTAATCACTTTCGAGCCACAATATTTCGACAAGGTGGTGGCGCTTTGCAAGCGCCGTGGTATGGTAGCTACCCACGACAAGGACCGCTCCTTCTGCATCATCCACCTTGGCAGTGGCGACCAGGGCGGCAAATATCCAGATAAGCATATCAATACCGATACGCCGGCAGCTATCGACAAGTATCTTGAAGCATTGAAAGATGCGATGGCGCAGGCAGCAGTGTGGTATTATACGAATATTATAGAACGTGTGAAAAATTAGAAAATATGGTAGAATATTTGGTAGATATATATAAGATACGCAGATTTGCAAATGGGCAGGTAACATCGGAGAAAGTCTCGAAAGTACTTAAAGAAAGTACGATAAAACGTGCAAAACGAGTTTGCAAAAACGTTGGTTATAAGTACATTGGACGTTATAAGGATATGTACGGCAACTATTATGCTCAGTATGAACGCAAGGACGAAAAGTTATCTAATTCCGAATGTGAAGTTTACTTCAAGCAGATATTCACAAAATTAAAATAATATAGAACATTAAAAAATTAGAAATTATGAACGCAAAGAATAATAATAAGAACGGTATGAACGTTATAGAGAATGTAGAGAACGAAGTGCAGGTAACAGAAGAGAGCCGCAAGGCATACGGCCGACCATCTGTTAACGAGGATAAGGGATGGAAGCTGGATCACGTTATCCCTTTCGACTTCTACCACAACGCATATATCAAGAGCCGCATGGGTATCGACGAGCTTGTGAAGATGGTACTGAAGGAGTGTAATATCAGCCCTGATGATACCAGTTCCTGGGCAAAGGACATCCGCACGATGATTAAGTACGCCATCGAGCATTTTGATGAGGAGATGGAGGAGGACGAGGTAGACCCGGACGAGGAGAACCGAATCATATCAGGGCAGTGGATAGGCGATGGTATTGAACTGCGAGGCGAGGCGCATGGTACTGCTGGTCTCTGTGTACCTCATACCTTCGAGGAAGAGAAGGCGTATTGTATTGAAGAAGAAGACTGGGAGGCTTTCCTTGTCTCAATAGGTATGACAGAAGCAGAATATAAAGCATACAAAGGAGGCATAGAATGAGATATATCGGGGTTATCCGATAATGCCCTATCACGTCATACAGGGGAAGCCTGAGAGCCTTCCCCTACCCCGTCCGGCAGACCGGCAAGCATGGAGCAGCACCACGGCGGGGTGCAATTATTCTTTTAAATAACTTTAAAAATTAAATGTTTACGTGCGAAGGCGTTCGCATTTGTTTTAGTTTTACTCAGCTGTTCTGCGGTCCGTGATGGATAGCAGCAGCAATTTTTAAAGGTAAAAGGGTAAAAAGGTAAAAAGGTAAAAAAGCCTTAGCCACCTTGCCTTTGCTTATCGCTGCCACGGCTGGCAACATCTATAGAAGATGTGAGGATCGACACTTCACGGCGAACAAATGACTGATAAACGGGGTATCGAGCATTAGAAATGTAACTAAACGTTAAAAATGCACTTAAATACGCAATTAAAGTGCATTTTATTTGGTAGTTTCAGAAATTCTCCGTACCTTTGCATCAGATAAAACAAGAAGATAATAATAACAATAATAATAACAGGCTGTGCCAGATTAGCCAAATAAGTCTCAAGGGCATGAGCAGAGAAATATGATTATCACTTTCAAGGAGTTTAAGAACAGAGTTCGCAAAAACGCTACAGTATGCTTCGGATCATTCTGATATGACGAGGCAGATGAGCACAAGGGTCGCGAGGTTAGTATTCATCGCTTCGGCAAGAACGAACAGTACCGCTACGGAGATGCTTCTATTTTCTTCGACATTCCGCTCTCAGACAGCTACAAGATGGACGTATATACCGAACATGAGACATCTTTCGGAAGCAACTTTGTGAAGGAGGATGCGCCTGTAGATTTCAACGCTGATACGTTCTTCATCATCGCCCAAAACTTCCTCGCTGACATCGAGAAGGCTTATAAGCGCAAGAACGATTATAAGCACTGCTGCATCAATAACTACGCGATTTCTTCCGTTTCCGTGGCCTGCGCTACCTGGATGCGTTGTACTGACTACCTGAAGGGCAAAAATGAGGTGGAGTTCCTGGGTGGTTCTATCCGTATCGGTGAGTGCGAGCAGGATGCAATCAAACGTGCAGCCAAAGTTCACAAGTATATCGGTTTCGCAGAGAGGGCATTCAAGAAGTATCTGGAAAAGAACAGTCTTGCCAACGAAAACGAGTATCTGGATATGCTTGCACGTAAAGCAGCAGAGAAGAAGGAGGAAGAGAAGGCAGCGAAGAAAGCTGCGAAAGCGAGAGCCAAGGAACTGGCTTATATCAATGAGCATATCTGCGTCGGAACGGACGAAAGGGTAAAATCTTGGGCGGCTTACCTTATCTACAGTTATCTGAATGTTGGAACCAATACCGGAACTATAAGTGCACATATCGCCGAGGAGAACGGCGTGGAGTGCTACGAGTGGAAAGATTATGACGGATATAGCAGAAGCTGCGGTTATACGATGATCCGCCGTTCCTTCACCCTGAATCTGAAGAAGGGATATAAAATTTATAACGTGGGCGGTCTGATTACCTTTGTGCGTGGCGAGATTAAGCGTCAGGGCGTGGCTTGTGAGTGGATTGAACAGGGCAAGGCTATCGCTGATATTAAGACCGTGAAGGGCTTCCTGGTAAGAGGTGAGCACATTGTAGCCAAGTCTCTGAAGGAGGCGCAGCATATCAGCGCCGAGAAGCGCAGCAAGCAGGCTCTCAGCCTGATGAACGACCGCAACAAGAATAAGTTCTCCTACCAGAAATTAATCGGTCACATGTTCACCTTTGAGGAGTCTTTGGCTTCCGGCAACTGTCGCCCAGGTACCCAGAACTTCAAAAACCGCTACGAGGCTGCCATCGGTCACGAGGCCACCGAGATTTCACTTGCTGACCTTCGCAAGTATGGCAAGAAGTTCGGTCTTGAAGAATATACCGAGCGTGTTATCCGCTATGTTATGAACAGATTGTAGAATCATATATGTTATTTATAGAATATGGAAAAAATGATATTATCACCCTTGCAGCTATCCTCTGTAGCCAAAAGCTACTACGAGGGTAGCATCCCGAAAAATACCTTCGGAATGGAAAAGTATGTAGCCACAGATGGCGAGAACGCGATGTTCGTAAAATCAGACTATCAGCCGGCACCTGGCGAAGTGGTCTTCTATATCAAGCGCATGAGATCGGAGTTGTATTGTCAGCTTTACAAAGAATCATAAAACACTTGGAGATATGGCAAAAAGAGAAATTCCCCTGTTTATTATAGACACGCTGCGAAATCACAAGCGTGGTGAGTGCGACTTCCTCGTCTGCACTGATAAGGATTGCGGTTTTATCGCAAAGGTAGATTACATCGACGAGGAAAAGGAGGAGGTAGGCGATGATTACCGCATCGGTCTTCCTCGCCGTGGGTGCAGCCTGAGAATCAAGATTCATCAGATGATAGGGCAGCATCCTGATACGGGCAGGATCAGAACCTTGCTGAAGAAAGGTATGGAGTACTTTATGAAGGCTGTTACCTGCGAGGTTCACGTGAAGAATCCGAGCCGCGAGGAGTGTGCTGACTTCCTGAATACGCTGGTCCGCATGAATAAGCAGTATGTGGATGATGCCGGCTCAGACTATCACGCAAGACAGGCCACCATCCACACCATTATGATGCTGGAGGCAACGAGAAAGTTTCTTCTGGAAAAGCCGGAAGGCATTGAGATTGAGAACGGCGGCGATAATGATCCGCTCAAAGGTGTAGATTTTAAGTAATACTCATTAAGCCCTCGACATCACGGTTAAGTCATAAGATTATGAAGGTAGATTTGAATAAGATATTAGCAAAACAAGACTATGTTCGCATGACTGAATCTTTGCGAGAGAAGTGCAATCAGGTAGCGGATGTCATCAGCAAGAAGATGAAAGATCTTGAACTTGATGGTACAGATGAGGGAATCTTCGTTAACGGTATAAAGCTGTTTTGTGTTGATGATTGGTTGTATATACACACACCATCAGAAGAGACCGACAGTGATTATTGCACAGAGTATCGTCCAGTTCGTTCTACAGTGAGATATAAAAGTTTCGATGTTGACGGTGTAGGTCATTTCGACATGTTCCCTTGTCCTAATAAACGTGCGCTGAAGTTTCTGAATAATGCTGTTGCGATTATCGAGAAATTAGGTGAAATAGAGCAGGAGAAAGTTGACGCTATCGGCAAAGCTCTTGAATCAACTGAAAAATTGTAAAATCATTTAGCCCTCGACATCACGGTTAAGTCATTTAGTATGAAGAAATTTACATACGAAACATACGAACTTCTTAGTATTCAGAATCCGGAACAATTTGATCAGGATTTCGGTGAGTTCATTGATATGGAGAATCCGGCAGATTTGCAATATCAGGTTGATTTTGACGAGCAATATGGTATCGCAGCGAAAAGCGAAGATGCAGATGTTGTTGTAGCCTGGTTGCCTGACGGTCAATACATCTTCTCCGATACTTCCGTAGCAGAAGTTAAGGAGCATATCAAAACTAATTATCCGGAACTTGGTTTATAGATTATTTACAGCCCTACCGCATTACGGCGAAGCGGAATAATTATGTCGGAGATTATTTGTAACAATACGACAACGTTTCTTGCAAGACGATTGTTTGATAATGGTGAATCTTTGGTGTGCAAGGGTGATACGTACAAGAGAGTTGGAACGATTGAAGGTTTAATAACCACGCTGACGATTACGGGAAGAGATAAAAATATATATTCTTTCCGTATCATAGACGAACAACGTCAACCTTATAAAGACCTGACTAGGATAATATGCAATAGATTGGCTGGCGAGCCGAAAGACAGTGCAAGCTCAATCGGTCAGATATTCCTGGATAAGCAAGGTTATTGGGTTATGTTTGAGGATTGTAGTTATCCTGATAACCATACAACTTTGGAGTTTCATAAAATTGGCGTTTACGCATAAAACGAAAAAGCCCCGACCTAAGCCGGGGCAACCGCGAGCCTTCCGGCTCGAATCTACGATAGTAGAAATTTGGCTCTTGTAAGAGCGTTTGAATCCGCAGACTTTTAAAAGTCTGACCGTCAACGGAAGTTTTATTGCTCTTTCTATTCCATAAAGGTACGATTAGCCTTCCGAAGACGGGTGCAAATTTAAGAAATAAAACGATACGGTGTATCAATTTGCCCGAAAAATTATAGAATTTTAAGTTTTAAAAGCCCTACCGCATCGCGGATAAGCGGAATAAAGATGTTTAAGATATTGCACGCCTTCCTTGATTATCCCTTCTGCTCGTTCGAGTTTCTAAACCTCGATACTCAGGAGCATATATTTGCCTCATTCTTCGATGATCCTCTCTATGAGCTTCTGAAAGAGTGCGGAGTGAATTACGACCACGAGTTAGAAGGGAAGATAATAGAGAAGATTCCATCTGATTTGCGCATACATACCAGGGAGTATGCCGTTATCAGGGCGCAACAATATTCGGAAGGTTCTTGGTTCTTTCCCTGGCTAAAGAAGAAAAAGTAACATAATCATTCAGCCCTACGCATCACGGATAAGCGGAAAAGATATGGATAGTAGTAAAACAACGAATAAGAAAGGCAGACCTGCAGCAGAGGGTAAGGCTCATAAATATGTGGTGCCTGATGACGTTCACGATTGGATAAGAAAACATGGTGGCAGCAAATATATTACTGATACTTTCCGAGCTATCAAGGCTACGACCTTACAGGCGCAGGAAAATTCTTCTTTATAGCATCGGCAAAACTTCACCGATGCAGCTATAAAATTATAAACATCAATTTTAAAATTTTCAAGACTATGAATAAAGAAGAAATCAAAGTGCTTGTTTGCAAGAAGCTCGGAAACGATCTGAATTGGAACGAAATGCAGATTCGCCAGGAAACCATCACGGATATTACCAATGAGTGCGGTACCCTGCAGCCTTGCATCATTGCGATGCAGCCGGTCGTAGATTGGTTCAACTCGCATAAACTAGAAAACAAGCCGAGGGGAGAGCAAGAGCGTTATGTGGGCGTGCTCATCAATCTGATTTGGCTCCTGGCTGCAAACGATATTGCAGGTATGATGCAGAACTGGGTACTCAGTGATATGGAATAA